ATGTGAATAATAAAGAATTTTCACAAGCAGTTGTTGATTATGTTAATAGCGTCAATGAGTCTCGAGCACAGGAAAACGAAGAACCAGTAATTACCGACTATATTGGTAGATGCTTTTTAAAGATATGCGATGGTCTATCTCATAAGCCAAACTTCATTGGTTATACGTATAGAGAAGAAATGGTAATGGATGCAGTTGAAAACTGTATTAAGGCCATTATGAATTACGACGTAAAAAAGGCTACACGTACTGGATTGCCTAATGCCTTTGCATACTTTACTCAAATATCATATTACGCATTCCTCCGTCGCATTGCAAAGGAGAAGAAGCAACAAGACATTAAAGAACGATATATGGCTTATGCAGGTGTAGAAGCGTTTGCTGATTTTAATGCAACTATGCCAAACGCAGACTCTCAAAACATTGTTGATCAGATTCGTAATAAGAATCAATCAATTAAGGATAAGGATGAAGCGCTTAAAAAGTTTGATAAGCATACCAAACAAGAGAAAAAAGAGAAGTTAGCACGTGGAATTGAGCTCTTTTTTTAGTAATATCCCTAACGATAACAACCTATTAGTTCAATGGTATTTGATACTGAGCTATGCGTACTATATCGAAGATGAATCATTGGTTAGCGATAGCGAATACGATGCATTATGCATAAGACTACTAGATAAGTTTGATGAAATTGAACACCACCATAAACACCTAATAAGCAAAGATGATCTTGAAGCTGGTACTGGATTCGCATTAGCTAGAAGAGATTATCCTTCAATAGTAATCGGAGCAGCACAACATTTGAAAGAAGATTTAAATTATGAGTAAGTTAGCAATATTGAACGATAGCCACTTTGGTATTAAGAATGGATCCCAGATCTTTATGGATTACGCAGACAAGTTCTTCGATGAAGTGTTCTTTCCATACTGTGTTGAGCATAATATTAAAAAGGTAGTGCATTTGGGTGACTTCTTTGATCATCGTAAATACGTTAATTATAAGGTTCTAGAACATGCATACGAGGCTTTTATCTCTAAGCTGTATGAGTATGACATGACAATGGATATCATACCTGGTAACCACGATGTATATTACAAGAATACTAATACGCTCAACTCGCTAACTCAGGTGCTTGGTCAATATTCTGATCGTATTCATATTCACATGGATCCAATTGATAAAGACTTTGATGGACTAAGTATTGGATTCTTGCCATGGATGACTCAGGACAATCACAATCAATGCATGGAATTCATTGCTAAATCTAAATCATCTATTTTAGTTTCTCACCTAGAATTGAAGGGGTTTGAAATGGGTAAAGGTTTGCCTGTCGCTTCGCATGGCTTGAATACGAGTCTTTTCTCTCGTTATGAGATGGTTCTATCTGGCCACTATCATACAAAATCTACAAAGGACAACATATGTTATCTTGGCACACAGATGGAGTTAACGTGGTCAGACGCTGGAGATCCAAAATACTTCCACACTATAGACACACAAACTCGTGAATTAACACCAATACGAAATAAACATGTACTTTTTCGCCGGATAAGGTATAATGATCTAGAGACAGAAACCATAACCAAAGCAGATATCAGTGGAACATACGTAAAAATCGTAGTTGTTTCAAAGAAAGACCTTTATGAATTTGACAAGTTTATCGACCGAGTACAATCTTACGAGCCTTTTGAGGTTAAAATCGTTGAAACCTTTGATGAATACGCAGGGGAAAATGTTAGTGATGATGACGTATCTACATTCGATACACCTACATTGCTTAATACCTATGTCGATTCTATAGAAACTGATCTGCAATCTGATAAACTTAAAACCATGCTTCACGAATTGTTTGTAGAAGCACAACAAATGGAATCTATATAATGTTAACGTTCGAATCTATATCATATAAGAATTTCCTCTCAACAGGAGATACACCCACGGTCATACCGCTAAATACCGATTCTGCTACTCTAGTAGTAGGTGCAAATGGTGCTGGCAAATCTACGATGCTTGACGCCATTTCGTATGCGCTATTTGGTAAACCGCACCGTAACATCAATCGGCCACAGCTTGTCAATAGCATTAACAACAAGAAGCTACTTGTCGAAGTAAAGTTCTCTCTCGGATCAAATAACTACCGAGTTGTTCGAGGAATGAAACCTAATATCTTTGAGATCTATCATAACGATACACTTCTCAACCAAGAATCACATAGCCGTGATTATCAGAAGGTTCTTGAAACGAATATTCTAAAGTTGAATCACAAATCCTTTCATCAGGTTGTTGTACTTGGTTCAAGTAACTTTGTACCATTCATGCAGTTACCTTCATATCAACGGCGTAACGTGATTGAGGATCTTCTTGATATTGGTATCTTTACTAAAATGAATACACTTATCAAGGATAGGTATTCAAAGATGAAGAGCGATATAATTGACACAGATCAGCAACTTAGTATTATTAAAGAGCAGATCGTTCTTCAATCAAGGCATATCGCAAATTTGAAGAATATCGATATTCAGCAATCTACTAAAGCGCTTAAGCAAATCGAGTCGATGCAGTCAGAAGTTGACTTACTTCAAAATAGAAATAATGATCTACAGTCGAAGCACGATAAGATTGCTCCATCTCGCCTAGCTGATAAGAACTCTGCTATTGAGAACCAAAACTCGCTTGTTGGCTATAAGATTCAAATCAATACAAACGTCTCAAAGATTGTGAAGGATGCAATGTTCTATGAGAATAACGATTGTTGCCCAACATGTGATCAGCTAATTACTGCTGAAGTTAAAGGCGTTAAGAAAGCTGAAGCTCAAGAAAAAGCACAGAGCTTGAATCATGGATTGCAGCTATTAGAAGAAAAGATCGCAGCAGCAAATAAGGTATTTGATTCTACTAATGAAGCATATAACGCGATAAACGATCTTCTGTCTGATATTAGATCTAACCAAAGTCTGATTGGTAATCTGCATAAACAGATATCTGATCTGCAAACACAGGAAAATGCCGAGAACGAACTGACCGACACAAAGGCGGCAGAATTAGACTTAGATAGCCGAAAGGTTCAATACGAGAACGCTCTAAGTAATAAATCGTCTCAGCTCGAAACACGTTCATACTATGACGCTATCGGAGAAATGCTTAAGGATACTGGTATCAAGACAAAAATCATTCGTCAGTATCTTCCAGTAATGAACAAGCTTATCAATAAGTATCTTAATATATTGGACTTCTTTGTTAAGTTTGACTTAGACGAGTCATTTAACGAGACCATCAAATCTCGCCACAGAGATGAATTCTCGTATGCCTCATTTTCAGAGGGTGAAAAATCACGGATTGATTTAGCGTTGCTTTTCGCATGGAGGCAGATAGCAAAGATGAAGAATTCTGCTAACACAAATCTCCTCATTCTCGATGAAACATTTGACTCATCTCTTGATGTAGACGGAGTAGATAATCTGCTTAAGATCCTATATAGTCTCAAGAAAGACACCAACGTTTTTATCATCTCTCACAAGAAAGATGTTCTCGATGGCAAATTCCCAAGTAGAATTGAGTTTGAAAAGGTTAACAACTTCAGCAGAATACGCAAAAATGGATCCATATAAGAAAGACATCGCACGTAATATAATTGCCCTTACTCGTCTGAGACAGGAACTAGATCCACAACAGGTTGATGATGGTATCTTTAGAGCGTATTTTACTAATACACTGGCACCATCATTTAAAAGCGAGTACGGCATGAAGCTCAGTTACGGTAAATATGAGAGCATAATTAAGCGCGCATCTGCAATTTTGTGACTTTCTCAACAGTTTTTTCGTAGTGTGCCTAAGCGGCTGATTAACAACTAGATATTGCTGTTTTACTTTTAATCAAAGTATGGTATAATAGATCTATAACAGTTAGTTAACGCTTATGACAAATATATTAGATCTCCAAAATCAATCCTCTCTGGCCAAATTATTGGCTACTGAGAACATCACTGTCACTCACAGTAATTCCTTAGCGACCGCATACTTTGATGTTAAGAATCGTGTGCTAGGTCTTCCAGTTTGGAAAGATCAAGGTAAGGTTGTTTATGACATGCTTGTCGGCCACGAAGTTTCCCATGCTCTTTATACTCCTCAGAAGGAGTTCTCTGAATTCCTTGAAGCTGAAGGTCGCTCTCACTTTGATATCCTCAATATCGTTGAAGATATTCGTATTGAGCGACTTATCAAATTAAAGTACGCAGGTATGCCACGCATCTTCAACGGTGCTTATAAGAAGCTTGTAGAATCTGACTTCTTCAAGGTTGAAGGCAAAGACTTTAACGAATTAAACTTTATTGATCGCCTCAACCTTCACGCCAAAATCGGTCCTTACGCAAACATCCCTCTCTCAGAGGAAGAACGTGCTCTTTATAATAGGTGCATGAAAGCAGAATCCTTTGAAGACGTTGTTGATCTTTATCACGAAATCAAAGCTTTTACTGAAGAAGAAGCTAAACAAAAAGCCGAAGACAAAGAATCTGAAGACGAAGAATCTGAAGACGAAGAATCTGCTGAAGATCAAAATTCAGAAGAAGGAGATGAAACTACTGACGACGAAGAGTCTAAAGATAGTGCTGAATCATCCAACT